GCTCGTTCTCATTGAGTCAAATCACGATGGACGACGTAGACCTGACGCGCAAACTGAAAGATACGAAGCAGCGCGTACATGCCTACTATGCCTACGACGTGGTGAGCCAGTGTGTACTTGGTGCGAGCTATGCACGGAAAAAAGACGAGGGACTCGTGGTGGATTGTTTCCGCGATATGTTCCGGCTGATAGCCCGTCATGGTTGGGGCATTCCTGCCGGCATTGAGGTGGAGAACCACCTGATGAGCCGTTACAAAGAGGGCTTTCTGAAAGCCGAGAATGTATTTCAATTCGTGCGCTTCTGCGCCCCATTGAACTCCCAGGAGAAATATGCCGAGCCGCTGAATGGTGCAAAGAAGCGCAGCGTGATACACAAGAACCACGAAGGTATCGGCCGCTTCTATGGTAAAGGGAAATGGCGTCAGGAGTATAAGAAGGTGAGTGACGAAACCAACGAACATTATGAGGATAAAGAATACTTTACATGGGAGCAGCTGGTGGCCGATGACCGTAAGGATAATGAAGAGTGGAACAACATGCTGCACCCTAATCAGAAAATGTATCCGGGCATGACACGTTGGCAAGTGCTCGAAGCAAACATCAATCCGGGTCTGCTACCCTATGACGAAAAGACACTGGCCTATCATATCGGCGAACATGTAGAGACGAGTATTCGCAGGAACTCAACGGTACGGGTTGCACACGAAGAGTGGTGGCTGAGCGACACAAGCGTGCTGGAGCGGCTTGAGCCGAATAACTACAAGGTGACAGCCTGCTATCTTCCCGACTATGAAGGTAAGCCCGGCGAAGTCTTTATTTATCAAGACGGTAAATTCATTGACACCGTGGAAAAGGTGAAGACCTACAGTCGTGTAATGGCCGAACAGACTGAAGAAGACCAAGCGGCATTCGTGGAGCAGCAGAAAAAGATTGCAAAGTTTAACAAGTATATAGAGGACAACACTATCGACGGGCTGGGAATACTGAAACCGACCACGCAGATGCAGCATGAGGAGCCATTGGAACTTACCCCCATGACTCCAAAAGACTACAAAAACGAGTCGACGGCATTGCTACCAAGCGCAGAGGAGAGAGCGTATGCAGACATATAGCATAAACCAACTGATTACTGACGCGTCATAAGCAGCAAGTTTTCTACAGAACAATATTAGAACAACATTAAAACACCATTTGAATATGATTTCAACAGAGCAAAAACAGCGGATATTGGAGGCCATGGCAGCCAACCGCAAGAATTATCCGAGCGACGCAAAGCACGCATCGGCATTGGGTATCTCGGCAAGCGTCTACAACGCGCTGAAAAAGAGGCAGACGGAACGCGCACTGAGCGATGCCAACTGGGTGAATATAGCTCGGAGGCTGGACGTCAGTCTACGCGAAACGATTGAGTGGAAAGGTGCACAGACGGAGACCTTCAAGTATGTCAGCCTTCAGATGGAGGCGTGTCAGGAACGTAGTCTGAGCGTCATTCTCTGCGATTTGCCGAATATTGGCAAGACCTATACAGCGCGCTGGTATGTAAACGAGCATCGCAATGCCGTGTATGTGGACTGCTCACAGGTGAAGACCAAGCGCGCGCTGGTGAAAAAGATTGCCCGTGAGTTCGGTGTGGGCACAAGTGGTAAGTATCAGGATACCTACGAGGATTTGGTGTATTACCTGCGGTCGATGGAGCATCCGCTGGTGGTACTCGACGAAGCAGGCGACCTGCAATATGAAGCTTTCCTTGAACTGAAGGCCTTATGGAACGCCACAGAAATGTGCTGTGGTTGGTATATGATGGGTGCCGACGGCTTGCGTGCCAAGATTGACCGCATGATGGAATGCCGGAAGGTGGGCTATGCCGAGATATTCTCGCGCTATGGCGGCAAGTATAGCCGGGTAACACCCGACCAGGAAGATGACCGCAAGGCGTTCCTGATGGAGCAGGCCCGCGTGGTAGCAAGTGTAAATGCCCCGAAAGGCATCGACATCGGACAGATTGTGCGTAGAAGTGGCGGCGGGCTGAGAAGGGTTTACACAGAGATAGAGAAACTAAAAAAAGCATAGTACATGGAAACAAAGATAACAGTGACACTTGAAGGCGGAATACGCAGGGTGCTGAAGAGTCGAAGCGAGTTGAATAATATAGATGAACACCAAGAGGCCTGCTTCGTGATGAATAATCTACAGGTATTTCATGGCTATTGTGATGGAGAAGTGGACGACGATGGTGATTTTGCAGTATTTAATACCATTCACGGCATAGCACTCCCTTTCAACCGTCTTATGGGCTGGTTCTATAAATATAGCGGGAAAAAGAAATCAAAGAGGAGAAAGTGATATGGCCAAACGAGCATACAGTCCGAAGGAGATTGCTATGAAGACCTACAAGACGCTGCCTTGGAGCGGTCGGTGGGCAGAGTGCTTTGGTTTACCAGAGGAAAACTCTACATGGTTCATCAGCGGAGCCAGTGCCGCCGGAAAGAGCTCGTTTGTGATGCAGCTGGCTCGTGAACTGACCCACTACGGGCAGGTATTGTATGCGAGCTATGAAGAAGGTATCAGTCAGAGTTTCCAAGACCGTATCAAACTGTTTGAAATGGATAAACGCCAGGGCTGGTTCCGCGTGGTCACAGAGGATACGATAGAAGACTTGGCCGCCAGACTGAAGAAACGGCACAGCGCGAAATTCATCATCGTGGACAGCTATCAGGAAAGCGGCTGGGAGTGGCCCGAAACCAAGAAACTGATTGAAACCTTTCCACGGAAAAGCTTCATCTTCATCAGTATGGAAGCCAAGGGACAGCCACTGGGCAAGCCTGCACTCCGACTACGCTACAAAGCAGGCGTGAAGGTAAGAGTGGTCGGTTTCAGGGCATACTGCCAAGGGCGTTTCAATCCCGATGCGGGAAACAGTTTCGTGGTGTGGGAAGAAGGAGTATTGAGGACTTCAAATAAAGTGTGATATATGAGCAAGGAAAGACGGATAATTGAAATTGAACCAGGTCGAATGACTCCAGGTGGACGTATGACAGACCATATCGAGAGCCGTGGACACCAGTGCCCATACTGCCAAGGCAACGGCTATCATTGGCAGGAAGACGATTGGCAGGAACGCGACAAGCAGGAGTGCCTGATCTGCAAGGGCAGTGGCAGGCTCGATGCCGTGGTAACGATTGAGTGGAAAGCGGGAGAAAGGTAAAAATGTAAAAGGGTAAAAAATATGAAGCAGACAATAAAGACATTGAAGCAGTGGGAAAAATCAGGAAAGGACTTAGACGAGTTCCTACGTCCCGGTGATTGGATAAGTGAAGATTTGTGTAACTATATCGGCGAAATCGTTCCTCCTTATTATTGCTCTTGCGACTTCGTTCAGGGTGGAGATCCGATTAAATCGGAAGACAATGTATTGTTTTATTGCACCTGTTGCAAAACAGAAGACAACAGATACTTATACCTCGGAGTTCTTCCAGAGTTCAAACAATAAAAAACGCTAAAGACATGGAGAAGTTAAAGTATTATTCGATTCCCCCGAACGACAACGCCCCCTATCCGGTCAAGGAAGAGGGCGCGTACTGCGACAAGTGCAATGCCACCATAGTGATGACGGAGCGGGTAAAGCTGGCGAGGAGGGAGTTATGAGCATAAAAGACCTGACAGCGGAGCAATTGGAATGGCTGAAGGAAAACTTCGGAAACACCACGAACCAAGCGCTTGCCGAAAAGCTTGGGACTTCACCAAGCAGCATTATCCGAATGGCCCGGGAATTGGGACTGTGGAAAACTAAGGCGTTTATATCAGCCATGCAGCGAAGGGCTTCCGAACATGCCGCCAGGGCGAACAGGGCCAACGGCGGCAATGCCGGAACGAAGAACCTGCTGCTTTACGGCAAGGCTTATCGCTTCAAGGCCGGTGAGAGCAACAAAAATCGCATGAGCGAAGCAGCCTTTAAGGCCATGCACCGCCGGATTGGTGAAAGCCGTAAGGAAACCATCAGGAAGGAGAAACGGCGTGTACTTTTCGGTTTGGAACAGCAAACAAGGCTACGGGTTGTGCAATGCTCCAAAGCGAAAATCTGCTTCCGCCACCACCTACGCAGGCATGGTTATGAGGTCGCTCGTGCCTCCAACGAAGCCATAGTGACGGACAACACCCGTCGGTCCGCCATTATGGAAGCCCGGGCAATACAGATGGGAATAACGTTCAATTTTAATCAAGTGAGGATATGAAAACGGAAAAGATTAACGAAAAGATCGAGCAAGTACTGACGCCCCGATGGTATAATCCCGTGTCGTGGGTAGCCACCCTGTTTTCGCCCGTGTTCGGCATTATCGGTGGTATAGCTTTAGGTTGTATTGTCGGGATGCTGATAGGCTATCATCGCGGCCTTGAGCGGTCTTGCAAGAACATGAACAAAATAATCAATTCATTGCCATGAGCGAGATTCAGAACTACGGGCGCTTCTACGCCCTTTTGAAGGAATTTCCCGGCGCGGATAAGGAACTCCTTGTTTCAAGTTTTACGTGTGGTCGGACGACGAGTTTGCGGGCGATGAGCGCCAAGGAGTACCATAGCATGTGTGCCTCCCTGGAAGCGCGTACCGGTTGGAAGGCAAAATTGAAGCAAGCGCGCAGTCTATGCTTGAAGCTGATGCAAAGGATCGGTATCGACACGAGCGACTGGTCCCGTGTAGATGCTTTCTGTCAGCATCCTCGGATAGCGGGTAAAGTATTTGCCCGGTTGGGTGTCAAAGAACTTGGTGCTTTGCAGGTAAAGCTTCGTGCGATTTTGCGCAAGGGCGGTCTTCAATCTCCGCGTTCCGGTGCTTGTTCACGTGGTGTGATTGTTTTTTCGCCCAAAAACTTATCCAGTTGTTGAGTTATGACCCCAAGAGAATTTGTACAGCGTGCGATGGCGCATATCGGCGAGCTCACGCAGGGCATGAGTGAAGCGGAGTATGACAGCTGCCTTGAGCAGCTATCTTTTGAGATCGAAGAGGAACGCCAGCAGTTGAACTGGTCGCCCGAGATAGAAGATTAGTTAACAACCCTATAAAAAGAAAAGACAATGAGAACAAAAACAAGCAATTGGTTTGAAGTCAAACTGCGCTATGATAAAGTGCATGAGGATAGGTCTGAAAAGAAGGTGACCGAGAGTTATGTGGTCGAGGCTCTTTCATTCGGAGAGGCAGAAAAGACGGCAATGGAATTCCTGGGCAGCTATGTGTCCGGAGAAATTCAGGTTGTAAACATCAACCTGATGAAATTTCAAGAAGTGTTCTTCAACGAGCAAGAGTCATGCGATCGATACTACAAGGCCATACTTCAGTTTATCACCATCGATGAGAAGACGGAGAGAGAAAAGCACACGCAGGTTTACTATCTGGTACAGGCATCCTCTTTCGACAACTGCAAGGACACAATCCGAACGATTATGGATGACACCATGATAGACTATCAGATTGCTTCTGTATCAGAGACCAAGGTTATTGATGTTATTGAACATCTAGTTGTAAACCCTATAAAATGAAAAAGACAATGGCAACAAGAAAGAAAAAAGTCATCATTACCGGCGTGAGCAGAGAAGCCGCCGATGAAGCGTTTGCAACCTACGCTAAAAGCGATGCACAGGTACAGAAAATCAATGCGGACATCGAACTGCAGTGTGCCAAGATCCGTGAGAAGTATGCAGACAAGCTGGCGACGCTCACGTCCGAGAAAGAGCAGGCGTTTGATACGCTGCAGGCATTCGCGACGGAGCATGAGGAAGAATTCTTTTCGAAGAAGAAATCGCTCGACATGGCTCATGGTACCATCGGTTTCCGCACCGGGACACCGAAGCTGAAAACGCTGAAAGGCTTTACCTGGTCCGCCGCACTAACGCTGGTGAAGAAAATCCTTCCGGCGACGTACATTCGTTTGACGGAGGAGATCGCGAAGGACCGGATGCTGGCGGATCGCGACTTGGAGGAAGTGGCTGTGTATGACACCCCGACGGGCGACGATCGTACGACAACGATGCGCGAAGCGATGGCTGTATGTGGTATCGCTGTTGTGCAGGACGAGACCTTCTATGTTGAACCCAAGAAAGAGGAGGTCGGGTTATGAACAAGGAAGTATACAAACCCGTCAAGGTTGCTTTGTGTCGTGGTTGTGGTGGCACCGGTTATCGGCAGGTTCCTCACTCCGATGGTAGTTTACATCGCGTTCGTTGCTCTCATTGCGAGGGCAGCGGTCGCGTCTGGGTGAGTTGCAAGCTGCAGCTTGATATTCGTCCTTACAAAGAAACGCTAAGGTAATTATATAAAAAGATAACAGTGTGAAAGTAGACAACGAGAAGCGTTGCGGTGTGAGTTACCGGAAGCGTGCCCGCGAGATTAATGCCATTTATTGTCGTTGGGTACGTACCGGCCTCTCTAATCGTGAGATCTGGCGTCGCTATATCTATCCGGTTTATGGAATCAGCGAGCGGACACTGTATAATCTTTTGAAAACAGATTGGGAAGAAACCGATGCGAGCAGACGTTAAGCATATTTTAGGCAGGATCTTGCAGGATATTCGTGTAGAAATGTCTGACGCGTTCGATCAGAACTCCGAGCGTCAGGCATTTTTTAGTGAGGCGTGGCAGCGTCGCAAGAGTCCCACGCGCCGAGAC